CCAACTCAAATCGACAGGGATTGAATCTCAATTAGAGGATAGTGGGTGGCATACTCAATTAGGCGCGGTTACTGTATATGTTCCAGTATTGGAATTACAGCGAGTTGGTTTGGCTACTTCTATGGGGCAACCTACTTTTAGCAGAGGGGCCCGGCTGATTGTGAATGGAGATACTTATGAGATCAGGGACATTGAAGACAACCAGACGGTATTTGACAGTTCGGCACTCTTTATCGTGATTTATGGGATGAGGGGTGTATCCTAATGGGTGTGTCGATGAGTGGTAACTGGAACCGAGTAGGTCGGTTGATTGAGGTGGAACTGCCCGGGAAAGTTTCGGCGGCGGCGCGGAAAGTAATGTATGAGAATGCCCGGATTTATCAGGATGAGGTTGTACGTATTATAGAAGATCAAGATGGGGATTGGAAACCGCTGACAGAACAATGGGCTGATTATAAAGAGGGTATGGGTGCCCCTGAAGAATTTTTTAGATTTACAGATGGATTTTTAGATTACCTAAAATCCGATCAGGCCCGGCAATTTGTTAGAGGCCGATATGCAGAATCCCGATTATACTTCGGGGCTAGGAATGACGTTATACATGAAGGTTTTTCGAAACATCAAATTTCGATGTACCGATTGGCGGTTCAATTAGAGGAACGGTATGGAAGACCTCTTTTCTCAATGGCTTATGAACGAACTCGGCATGAGATGGAAGCGAATTGGAAGAAAATAGCGGAAGAATCGGGAATGAGGTGGAGATAATGGGAGTTTGGATACCTGAATTGGTTGATTACTTCAATACAAGATTAGCCACGATTTCAGTAGACAATAAACCTATATCCGTCACTTTTTCTGCCCCGGATATTACTTCCCGGCCGGATGATATTATGAATCTTCTACCAGAAATAAATTTCAAATATTACGATATTTTAGCTGACAAAACTAGGTATGAAAGTGATATACTAGTAAAAGGTAATGCAAATACTAGTAATAATACTATACAGACTAAAGATATGCCTATCCCCTATAACATCTTCTTCGCATTTACTTTGGCGGCGGCCTATATGGATGATATTGTTCAAATGGAATCCATATTTACTTCTTACTTTCCTCCGAGAGCCGTGATTTCCGTCCTAGACCCTTCAATAAACGATACTTATGATCTGGATATGTGGCAAAGAGGATACCGGATAATTGAGACGGAGAACCTTGCTACTGCACATTACGGACAAATCCCTTTACGGTTATTCCGCAGGGTTTTTAGGTATGTTGTGCGGTGTGAGCATGATATTTATAATTGGACAACCTCTCAAACGGTGAAGACGGTAAATCCAACGATAACTACCGAGTAAAGGAGGTAGGAAATTATGGCTATAGTGCGTAATGCTTCTGATCATGTGTTTACATTGGTTCTCTGTGGTGAAGAATTGCATTTTGTTCCTCAACAGGAGCGGCCAATTACAGCAGAGCAATTAGCATCTGATGAATTCCAACGAGCGAAGGATTATTTTGTCGTTACGGAGGATTCTCAGGTTTCTAATATACCAGAACAACAAACACCAGAGGTTAGTGTCTCTGATAATGAACCTGTTAAACCTGTGAAAAAAGCTAAATCGTCTTAAAACTAATTTATAGGAGGGATATACGATGGCTACTTACCTTCGTCCGGGAGTGTTTGTAAATGAGGCTCCTATGACTAGCACGACAATTCAACCTGTTAGTACGAGTGTTACTGGCTTTCTAGGTCAGACTCAGCGTGGTCCTGCGAATATCGCTGTTAAGGTAAATTCTTGGGCGGATTATGTAAATAAATACGCTTACGGTTTGTCTTCGCCTTTCTGGTCTGGGGCTTATAATGCGTATGGGGTATACGGTTATTTTACGAATGGTGGTACTTCGATGTATCAAGTTCGTGTAATGCCTGCGGCGGCTACAGCGGCTTCTTATACGTATGTGGATAACCAAGGTACGCCTGCGAACGTTCTCAAGATTACAGCTTCTTCGATTCTTCCGGATAATACTCTGGTAGATGACCCGGGAGTATGGGGTAATCAGCTTGCTGTAACGGCTACTGCAAACGTAGGGACTCCTGCAAACTATGACATTGTTGTTTCTTACAATGGTGTACAAGTAGAGTCCTTCATTAACTGCTCTTTGACAGCAGGTACGACTCAGTTTGTTGAGTCTGTTATCAATACCTTCTCCAAGTACATTCGTGTACAGCGGCTTGGTTCAACCTCCATCAACCCAACCCTTTTAGGTTCGGCTAAACCTCTAGTGGGTGGTACTGAGGGTACAGTAGCAACTTCGGACTTCCAAACTCAGTTGTCTCAATTTGATACGATTCAAAATGAGATCAGCCTCTTGGTGTGTATGGATAACCAGACTTCGACTTTCATCCAATCGGCTTATGCTAAAGCGGCTTCTTATGGGGCTTACTTCATTACCGATGGTGCGTTGACAGATACGGTGGCTACAATTCAGACACTTCGCGCTGGGTTAAGCTCGGATGCGGCGGCTCTGTACTTCCCTTGGATTCAGGTCTATGACCCGATTGCTACCAACAAATTAACTCCGGTGAAATATGTTCCGGTTGCAGGCCATATGGCGGGCGTATATGCGGAAACAGACCGGACAAGAGGTGCATTTAAGGCTCCTGCGGGCGTAAATGATGGTGTGATTACAGGTGCTTTAGGTACTAAGGTCGCATTAGCTCCGGCTGATGAGGACACGCTTAATAGCAACCAGATCAACATTATCAAGCCAATCAAGAATGCGGGTATTGTGGCTTGGGGTGCTAGGGGTCTTTCTACAGGCGGTACGATGTATGTTCCGGTTCGCCGTGAACTCTCTAAAATTGAGCGCACAATCAAATTGGGTACTCAATGGGCTGTATTCGAGCCAAATGATCAAAACCTCTGGAACAAGTTGACGAATTATGTTCGTGCTTACCTCTTTACGGAGATGGAAGCCGGAGCATTTGCCGGAGTAAAACCAGACGGTTCGGATTCGTTCTTTGTAATTTGTGATGGTTCTGTGAACACACCAACTACGATCAACCAAGGTTTGGTTAACATTCAGGTAGGTGTTGCTCAGGTGAAGCCGGGCGAATTCATTGTATTGAATATTGGTCAAATTCAATAAAGAAAAGGGAGGGATAAGCGATGGGACGTACAATGGCGAATGACCCACTACAAGGGTTTAGATTCAAGGTTGAGATTGAGGGTATTGCGGATTTGGGCTTCACTGAGGCTTCCGGCCTGAATACTCAGACGGATGTTGTAGAGTATCGTGAAGGTGGATATTCTTACACTCGTAAATTGCCGGGCCGCCAAAAGGTAAGTAACGTTACTTTGTCCAGAGGCTCCATTGGAGATATTACTCTGTATAACTGGTACGTGATGAGCCTTGGCACTTCGGATTTCCGTAAGACGGTAACAATCTATGAGCAAGACCGCAATGGTGTGAACAAACGGGCTTGGGTCCTGCATGAATGTTGGGCGGCTCAGTTCGATATGCCTACTCTGAATGCAGAGTCGGATAATGTGAACATTGATAAATTGGTTCTTGAAGTAGAATGGATTGAAGCAAAAACATTCTAATTTTAATAGGGGCCTTAGGGCCCCTTATTCCAAATACAGAACTCAACTTTTAGGAGGACACGCTAATGGCAAAGAACGATAACTTACAGGTGATCGAGGAAACGTACAAATTTGAGCTACCTTATGGTGTTAAAGATGAGGCCGGAATTCTCCATAAAGAAATTGAACTGATTGAGATGAATGGCGTTGTTGATGAAACGATTGCAAGACCGGAGATTCGAACGAATATTGGTAAAGTGGTTGGTGCAGTTATTGGTGTATGTCTAAAGCGAGTAGGGACATTGACTCCTCAAAAACTCGGCCGGACAAAGTGGGAAAAAATGATCACGGAAATGTACATGGGTGATCGAGACTTTATTATGTTTAAGCTACGAGAGATTACTTACGGTAATGAACTGGAATTGAATCTCCAATGCCCGCACTGTGCAGATCGAATTCTTCATGTGGTGGAGTTGGCGACTGACATTGAAATCAGACAACCTCAAGGCGACCCAGACCGAATTCCGTTTGAGTTACCGAGAGGTGTTAAGAATAAAGATGGAGTTTTAGTAACCGAAGGGTTTATGAAACTCCCTACTGGATTTGATCAAGAGCAAATGGATAATATGCTTCGGAAGAATCCGGGGCAGGCTAATACCACCCTCTTGACCCGGGCCGTTCAAGAATTGGGAGATATTGAACTTAGTTCGATGATTATTAGAAATTTGAATAAGCGGGACAGAGATTATCTGGTTCAGCAATTGGCAGAGAGTATGTTCGGACCTAAAATGGTTCTGGAAATTAACTGCCCTTCGTGTAGTGAGGCTTTCGATACTGGGGTTAACCCGGCAAATTTTCTCTAAATAACCTATTCCGCGCAACCATAATGGCAGAAGACATAGCGAGGCAATCCAATCTGGAATTGGTCTACGATCAATATCATTGGATTGCCCGTTATTATCATTGGAGTAGGTTAGAAATCAAACATCTTCCGATCTCAGAGAGGCGGAGGCATGTGGAGAGAATTATCGAACACGAACGGATGCTGAAAGGAGTCACTGACCCGCTTTCATTAGATGGGGGTGAAGACTGATGGCTGAGGATGTAAACCTTTTAGGACTGATTCTTGATCTTAAGGATTATGCTACTCCTGCGATGAAGAAATTCTCTAACTCCCTTAAGATCGCGGGCCGGGATGTGGATACGTTTGCAAAAGACTTTAAGAAGATGGAGGACCAGATTAAATCTTCATCTGAGCAGACTTCTAAGTTCATGCAGAATATGTTTAAGCAAACCGAAGCAACGATGAACAAGGTTCTTAAGGATGATCATTTTGTTAATGCGCAGTTGACTGTTCAGAAGAAAGCGGAAGAACGGTATAAACAGTGGAGTAATATGATGGAAGAGCAATCGGCCAAGCTTCATCGAACAATTATGGGCTCGGTTGCTCTTTCTATGTCCGGTATTTCCGCGATGAACTTTTCCCGGCCGATTCTTCAAGGTTTCGGGGATATGATTAATAAAGCGGGTGAATATCAAGCGGCTCTTACGAAGATACAATTAACAACAGACAACTTCGGTAAGAAAAGTGGGGATGCTTTAGCCGGGATTAACTCCGAACTGAAAAAGACAATCACGATG